TTATACTGCTGCTTTAAATTCGTGCTCGTAATACCATTGAAGAATATAAACACCGTCACTCCAGGTTAACTTACCATCAGCAGCTACTTGCGCTATCAAAATAGATAAATTGTGAAGAAAGGCGCTCTTAATATCTCCATCTAATCCCTGTAATACTTGCACGGCGCATTTTGTAATTTCGGCAGGGTCTGTTAATTGACCGCAGCTATCAGCCAATTTTAATTCTGTTAGGATAACGGGAAGTTTGGCGCGCAGCCAATTTTTTACTTCGTCGTCAATGTCGCCGGGGATAATGGCTGTTAAAATGTCTGCGGCGGGCGAGTCAACAAAGGTTTTGACGCGCTCTGTTACTTCAACGCCGATGTGAATTGCGGTTTTCAATTCGGCAGGGATGCCATCAAATAATGCTTTGATCTGGTTCCAGATCCGGGTTAGGAAAGATGATAAACTCATTTTTTTATTAATTAGTGAATTAGTGATTGAGTGAATTGGTGAGTGGTGAATAGTGAATTGGTTAGGTGGTTAATTAAGCACAACCAATCAATAAATAACCTAATCTTTGGATTTGATCTCGTCTACCTCGTGCTGTAGCACGGTAACCTGGGTCTCGAGCATCTTCAGTCTGATATCATATACCCGGTTTTGTGTTTCCTGGCTGAGTTTAATGTCGTGGATGTCGCTCTTTAATTGCAGGTATGAGGTCATAACAGAAGCAACAATGCTGGCTGTGCTGAAGATGGTGACCAACAGATTTTTGATGGTGATGCCCTTGAGCTCTCTGTGTTCGATGGTTGTCATGATGTTTGTTGGGTTGAAAGGAATAAACGGCATTCGGCTTTGCGGCGGCCGGTTAGCGTATCGCATTCTACTTTTTGGCCTGTTTTCGGATCGGTGATCTTGTTCCATATTAAGAACTGATCGGCAGCGCCTGCGTAATCTTTTGCGTTGAGTTTTTTTAGCAGGGTTGATTCTTTCAGTGCATAGGTGCCTTCGTTATAAGTGAAAGACACCAGCGCATCAAATTGATTCTGAGTAACCGGGACATTTACATAGCTGTTGACGGCGTCTTCATACTGACCAAGGGTATTTACAAAAATTGCGGAGGCTTGAACCGCACTTGTTAGTTTATCGCCCGGTTTAACAGATCTGCCGTCATGGTAGCGGGTCGAGCCATAGCCGATGGTCCAAACCCCAGCTACATCGCGATAGGCTGTAAGGCGCAGGCCTTCAAAGCTTTTGATAAGCTTTTCGCCTTGTGAGCTTAGTTTCATAAGAGAATAGGATTTAATGCCCGGCTGTCAAAAGCCGGGCTTTGGTTTTAAAAAAGGAAGCCTGGTTATGCTCTAAGGAAAAATAGAGCATATGGCCTTCACCGTCAGGATGAAAGAATTTTGAGTGATAGCGTCAGAAGGGTTGTTTAATGCTTTTTGTCGTTGCGGCCGCGGTCATGATCGTCGTCATCGTCGTCGTGCAGTTTGTCGGGCAGGATTTTATCATCTATATCTGCCCCCTGGATATTGGTTTCCCAGCCTTTGGGTTTCGACACAGTTTGAGGGTCCCACCAGCTATCTGCCTCTTTACCATTCTTATTGAAGAACTTTATTTTGTTATAGCTGATCTCCACATTATCACTAGGCTGACCGGAGTAGTTTCCGTAGGACAGGCCATCGTTTGAGTATGGCGTTGATGAACTGTATATGGTGTTGTGGTCCATTTTGATGTGACTTCCGCCCTGGACCTGCATGCCTACAAAGCCCCCATTAATAACCACGTTATAACGGGCCACCTGGTAGGTGCCGCCAACGTCGCCAAGGACAATGCCTGCAGCGCCGCCGGAATCTTTGATTATCTGTCCGCCGCGGATCCAGTTACCGATAACTTGTATCGAATCGCCGGGCAAACCGTTGGATTTATATACACTCAGCAAGTCTTGCGGGTGTTCAGCTTCGCCGGCGATGTTTTCGACCCGGTTATAATTGATCTGGCTGGCGGGGGCGCTCACATTATTAAATTGAACAGCACACCCTGCAGGGAAGGGGCCATTCATATTGCGGAAGTAGTTGTGGTTAACTTTAACGGTTACCGAGCTTTTGGCATTTACACCGGTTTGTACATTAGCGATATAGCAACTGTCGATCAATACATTCTTACAGTTTTCGAGCAGTATACCTACTTTTTTTGAATCTTTGAGTTTGCATTTGGTGATATGCACGTTTGAGCAATCGCGCAGGTAGATACAGTTGGACAGGCCACCGGTTATTAAATAACCGCTTATGGTGACATTGTTCCGCCCGGATATAACGATGGGTGTGCTTGGCTTAAATTTTCTTTGCGCAAATGCACTTGTAGTAAGGAGGAGTAATACGATGATTAACAGCTTCTTCATTTTGTTAGATTAAAGGGGTAAATTAATTAAAAATTATCAATTTGCTGATGATTGGACAGCTTCTGACGGCGATGGTTTATCGCTTGCCTTAGAACAAGGATCGGCTGTATTGGTTTCATCCATTTTTACGGCGAATTGTGCAATAGCGGCTACTGCCGATCCTGCGGAAATTAAAGAAGCAGTAAGGCTTGAAGGAATGCCGTGAATAGCGGCCAATGTACCGCCAAGACCGGCCAGGCCAACGCCAAATATTTGTACTTTTTTGAAAAATGCAGGCGTATCGCTGAGGATGCGCTGCCATAGGGAGAGTTTTTGCATGGGGGATGGAAATTTAAGTTTTTAATGATAATTGCTTTTTCTTGTTATATTCAGCCCTAGTTTGGACAAAGCCAATAAAATATTAAGTATTCAATACCTACGTGGCTTAGCAGCACTGGGTGTCGTTTTTTGCCACTTTGGTTTTGCATTGACTGACTATCCTACGTTGTCATCTGCTTTTAACTTAGGCCAAATCGGCGTACCTGTTTTCTTTTTCATAAGTGGGTTTATTATTGTGTATTCCCTTGAACAAAGTGGATATAGGACCAATCAATTCCTTACGTTCCTCGTTAAAAGGTCTATTCGTATCGACCCGCCTTACTGGGCTGTGATTTCACTTTACATAGTGCTCGGGTATTTTTTTTAAATCATCTGCCATCTTACCGTGGAGTGTTTTTTAAGTTCGATCTCGGCCAGTTAATCGCTCATCTGTTTTATGCTGTCCCGTTTACTCGGTACCAGTTTTATAATCACATTTTTTGGACACTTTGCGTAGAGTTTCAGTTCTATATACTTATTGGTTTGTTATACTTTTTATCAAACAATAAAATTTACAAGACGGTATTCCTTTTAGCATTTGGAGCGCTTAACTTAATCCATTTCAGCAACGACAATCTGATATTTAACTACTCATCCGTGTTTGCTTTAGGCATCTCATTCATGATGTTTTGTAATAATAGAACCCGACTTAATGCAATTTTACCAGTTTTGTTTATTTGCCTTTCCGCCTATTGTCTTGGTGTTACAACAGCGATAGTATTACTATTGAGTTGTTTGGCAGTAATGCTTATAAGTAACCAAGTAAAACCGTTTTATTTTTTGGGTAACATATCTTATTCGTTATACCTCACACATAGTTTCGTTTGGGAATTATGTAATGGGATATTCAAACGCTTAGCGATCGTTCAGTATCAACTTGTATGCTTTGGTATAGAGTTATTGGTAGCCATCTTATTCGCGTGGCTGTTTTACCTGCTCATTGAAAAGCCCTCCATCCGGATGTCCAAAAATTTTATATATCAAAGACGGTCTCGGCTATCGGTTAAGGGTTCGTCAATGCAAACCCGTTAGCATTTAATGTTGCAGGAGAAGTGAGGGTGTACGTCCCTTTAACTGACACACTGCCTAATAATCGTTTTGCTCCTGAACCCTGCAATGTTAAGTTTTGGTAACCCGGCGTAGTGTCCGAAGGCACTGTTATATCTTGGTTATTTGCAAGGCCATAAATGACTGTATTAGTTGCCTGATTACAATAGAGCTTACCCGTGGCCATCGGCGCAATAGCGTTTTGATAAGTGAATACACTACGATTATCGAATATAGCTGTAGCATCAGCCCCAGTAATAGTTCCACTAATTGATAATCCACCGAACGTAGAGCTAATTCCGGTATTGGTTAAAGTTTTGCCCGATGCTATTATAAAGCTTACAGGGATTAGTGGAGAGATGTTAGCAGTTCCATTCAATGCAAAACTTATTGATTGAGTTATGTTAACAGGATTAGAACCAAAGTTTACGCCTGTACGAATATCACCTGACCAATTACCTGAAAGATTTACTGTTGGAGACCCTGTAAAATTGATCTTACCCGATGAGTTGGACACAGCTAGTGTAGCAAAATTAACGGTGCCATTACCTGATTTACTAATATTTCCTCCGTAGGTAGTGGTATTTGATACTGTGAAGTCATAAGTCGATAACTCTAATGCACCTGATACAACCAAAGTATGAATAACAGTAGTATTACCTATAGTCGTAGCGCTTCCATTTACCTCTAAGTCGTAAAATGACGTTTGAGGCAAATTCATATTTACTCCTGTATTAATGACTATTTTAGAATTGCCACTGTGGTTGAGGTTCAATAATCCCGCAGCCATCACGAGATTTGTATTGCCATATCCATAAGATCCATCTATATTCAGGGTGCTTGTCCCGTCTACTCCATTCACTGTACCCATGTTCAACCATCCTCCAACGTTAGAACCTGCGCCGCCTGGAGAGCCGATGGTTAGTGTTACTCCTGAACCTATCAAAAATATACCATTCCCTATACTTGAAATAATGTTGCCACCTGTTGATCAAACTGTTTATCGTGATCCCATCCAAGCCGGTTTTATCCATGTATATCTGCGCCAGGCGTGATTGAACTACATTCAGCATCTGCACATCTTTCAACAGTTCGTCAGCATTGCCGCCCGAGCCAACCATCGGTTTATGTATCATGAGCAGGGCATATTTGCTCATCGCCACCGTCTGGCCGCCCATAGCCACTATGGAAGCAGCAGAGGCGGCCAGTGCATCTATATAGGTAGTTATTTTGCCGGGGTATTTCTTTAGCAGATCGTAGATCGCGATGGCATCAAAAGCACTGCCGCCAACCGAGCTGATGTGTATTTCTACATCCTGTCCGGCTGCATTTTGCAGCTCGGCCTGAATGTAGCCTGATGATAAAGTGCCTGAACCGATGTTGTCGGTTTCGGTGTCGTATAGGTAGATTTTGTACATTTTAGATGTGAGAGTTGAGTCTGGAAGTCGGAGGTCCGGAAGAAGGCCTGTTGATTACTGCCTGGTGATATATCCAAAGATCGGGAGAAAGATTTAGTGGGACGGTGACGGTATTTTGTCAGTGATTTAATACATTTGGATAAGCCGTATCACATTTCAACGTGGAGGACAAACCATTCATTTATTTTGATAAGCTCAAGTTGTGGGATGTAATTATTATTACGATCTATCTCATTTTTTCCATTTATGCTTTTTTTATTTACCAACGCGGCAGCGATGAGGCAGTAACCATTGTAGTGTCCACGCATGTTGTTATTTCCCAGATCGGATCTTTTATGTTCTTATATAAGTTATTAAGAAATTTTACATTCTATTTAATTTGGTTCGGCTTCGCAATTTTACATGCTCTCATGTATTTTCTTATTGTTGGGCATCGCCAATTTGAAATGGAAAGTGCGAAGCATTATTCTATATTATTAAATACGATTGTACTTCTTCTCGTCTTCCAGGCCTTCAGATATTTTAGTCTTAAAACTCAAAAACGCGAATTTAGAGTCCCTGTTTCACGATTTGAGCACGATCTGCCAAATGACCTGAAAACTTCAGATACAGACGCGATCCTGGTTTTAACATATCTTATTTCGGCCTTTCTGCTTTTAAATTTTGACGATCTTTTTTAACAGGCAGGTTGCAATTATTCAAGTTCGGATTCCCTCCAGTAATAGATCAGTATTGCTGTGAGGTAAACAATGATTATTATGCTGATTGGCATATTTCAAAGGTCGGATTAATAGTTTAGGTATGTGGTGACAGAGTTTTGGACACGATTTTTAGATTTATTGGATTTACAAGATCATAGTGAATCTTTTAATCCCTTAATCGTGTCCAGATTGATATATTCAAATATCGGGATAGTTATTGAAGAAGGTGGTGACAGGATTTTGTCAGTGGATATTTGTAGATTTGAGAAAACCGTATCGCATTAATAAACATGGGGAAAAAGCCTTTCATTTACTTCAATAAGCTAAGCAAAGATCATATAACACTTGTTGTTGCTTACTTCATTTTTACCACTATTATCATTTTTATTTGTATTTCAGGAAGTACCGATGCAGCTCAAATTGCTTTAATCGGCTATGTAGTGGCGACTCAACTGGCTGGGTATTTTTTTATGTACAAAGCATTAAGAGATTTTACCACCTATTTGATTTGTTTTGGCTTTGCCGTGCTGCATATCCTGCTTTATTTTCTTTTCAAAGGAAACCCAAATTTGGAAGTTGTTAAAGGAAACATTTCTTCGGCATTATTAAATTCTTTTGCTCTTTTAGTTCTTTTCCAGATTCTCAGATACTTCAGTCTTAAAATACAAAAACGTGAATTTGTCGTGCCCTCGCACGGAGGGGGCAAAGATCTTTTTGATAACATAGAGCCATCACCGACGGATTACGCATTATTTGTGATCTACTTCGCTTCATTTGGCGGGCTCACCTACTTTGCTACGATGCATGGATAAACAGGCAGCGGATATATTCAAATATCGGGATAGTTATTAAAGAAGATGGTGACAGGGTTTTGTCAGTGGTCAAATTGTTTTGATTAATTGCCCGGTGCATCAACAAAAGTTACCGGAGCATTTACCTTGGACAGGTCGAGATGTAACTCATTAGGCTTCCCTTCTTTTAAAAGATTATACTGGGCGACGAACCATTTACTTAGTGCTTTTTTATATTCCAACCTTGATTCTAAACCGCTTTTGAAATCATACCCAGGTTTATTACTTTTTAGCTGGTCCACAGCCAGAACAAAAGCGTCGTTTTGTGTCATCATGTTCACATTCCCGTTGTTTTTATTGAAAGACGCCGTCTCATCAGATGTAAAAGACTTTATTTTTTCATTGATAAAATTAAATGTGTAGTCACTTTTTAGGAGCAGTAGTTTTTTAACAAAATTAAGATAATAGTCCCAGTTAGCCTCTGTTCGAAATCCATCTTTGTTAATAATATTTTCCGCCAGCCTAAACGCACGTTTGTCGTTACTCATATTTAAAAGCAGATCCATTGCATGAGGGTAATAATATGTTCCATCATCCTTTCCTAATACGAATTCAATCCTTTTCATGGCGTATTCGTAACTGGCCGGGTCATATTTCAATAAGAATAATGATGTATAAAGTTTTACATCCAGAAACGAAGTATCCCGTATGCCGGTAGTGTCCCTGCTCCATTTTTTTACAGTTTCGAGATACTTCCTGTCTCCCAATTCATACATGGTTTCGGTTATTAATTCTTTGTGTACGGGCCAATAAAAATTCTTGAAATCATTATATCTCCCTATGATTGCAGGTAATAGGGAGATATATTTTTCCTCCCTTGCGGTTGCCAATGCTTTTTTAAAATCGTTCCAATCGTTTGTGGTTTTCAAAGTATTTAGAACCAGGTCTTCTTTTGACATGGAGGCATTATCGTCACACCACTTTCTGATTTTTTCAACCTCTAGTTTTTTCTTGTCAAAAGACAAAGAATCAAAAGAACGTTGATAAAAGAATAGATTATTAGTAATCTCGAATATTAGTTCATGAACAACCCAGCTATGTTTGTGTAAGGTCCTTTCTGGTCTGAAATCCCTGAAGTAACTATATGATGTTATGTAGTCATCAATAAGCAGATAAGGGAGCAACAATTTCATTTCTTGCAGATCTAATTTCATCCGGAGCAACTCAATAAACGGGTTGATTACAACATACTTGGTATTTTGGTCTTTATACCGAATTTTTAATTTTGTAGCGCCTGCGTAAGAAATGGAGAACTGTGGCGCACTGTAACTTATTCCGCCAGGTTGACTTAGCTGGATGCAATTCAATAAACGAAGCCTGTCGGCCAGGTAAAATATTTGCTCTTTTCGGTTTAGTTTTTGTTTCAACGCAACCCATTCCAACGAATCGGGAATGCGAAATGATTTGTAATCCCCAGTATCGACTTTTAGCTGGCGAGTTAACGCTACAGCGTCCGTTTGATATTTATATCCGTTAAAGATATCGCCTGAAAGATGACTGCCAAAAATGATGGCTTGCCGATAATCCCGGTCTTTTGAAAACGCTGAAAGCATGTCATCGTAATAGATAATTCCAAAATCATCACGCACATTATCATCACTAAAATATTGATCATTTTCTGGCAATACCCGTTTAGAATAGTCAAATTTTCCTTTTTTGTATAACCATAATCCAAGCAAGTAATTATCGCCCCGTCTATATAAGTTAAAGAAAATCTCTTGCCTCCTTTTTACGAAAATATCAATAGTGGTATCGTTTATGGGAAGCTGGTTTATGGCCGTTATTTGTTCCTTTTTGATCTGAATTACTTTACCATTATTAAGTAGGAATTGCAGGCATCCTTCGTTTTGTTTTTGAATCCATCCATAACAAACGTTTTTAAATTCATTTCCCCATAAATCATAAGATAGCGATATTTTATAGAGCGTGTCATAGTCTTTCATATTATACATTGAAAGACTGTCTATTAATAGCATTTTATGCTGATAGGTTCGTTCGTCGATACTTTGTGCATGGGTTTTAAAAGCTATTAATAGTGGTGCAAATATGATAAAGAGAAATCTCAATCTTTTGGAGGACGGCATAAGGCTTGGGTTTAAAGTGTGTATTCTTTTTCTTATATAAATATAGTAAAACGCTAATACAATCTTTATAGTACAAAGGGTGATGACAGGATTTTGTCAGTGGTCAAATTGTTTTGTAAATAGATTGTTTTAACTTAGTTGTACCGAGAAAACTATGGAGCCTAAATTTTATCAATATAACCGATACTATTGCTTTGCGTGGTTATTCAATTGCTGTTTATGGCTGTACCTGGTAACAAAGCCATTTGTACATCAACAGTCGCCATTTTGGACCTATCTGAGGATAACAGCGGTTATTTTATGGGGCTATCGATTCTGCACTGTTATTTATTATTATTTGATTCCTTTATTAAAAAGAAAAACCGCCCTTAAATTTGATAGCGAAAAATTATATTACGGAATAAAAAATAAGGTAATAAACTGGAATGAGATAAAGGAAATTAGACTGTCATCGTTTGGTAATAGCGTGAAGATAATATTGCGCAACGGTAAAAAGTTAAGTATCAATATTGGTGCGATTAAAGGTAACGATGATGAAATATATAAATCTATCCTGGCACATCTTCATTCAATTAATCCCAAGGGTGATAGCAAACAATAGCTTTGCGATTGCCATATTTCAAATATCCAGATAGGCTTTAACTAAATATTCCAAATAGAATTCTTAATTATGAAAAAGTGCCTGACCTTATTGGTGACCATCATTTTGCTTAGTTCTTTCTCCCAACGAAAAATAATCTGGGTAGCGATTGGTGACTCCATTACCTACTTAAACGACCACCAGGACGAAACATCGTACAGGTTGAAAAGAGGTTATCTAAGCCGGGTTACAGCGACATTACCGGAGGTGCAATACATTAACCAGGGCCACAACGGATGGAAATCAACTGACATTGCGGCAAACATTGATAAGCTAGGACTTATAAAGGCGGACGTTTACACCATTTTCCTGGGAACGAACGACTGGTGGGGCAGTATTCCGGCAGGTGATATTAACGACTATAAAAATGCAAGCGGTACAGGAACTGTCTTTGGCTCATTCCGGGTAATTATAGATAAGGTCCGCCAGTTAAATGATCAGGCTAAGATCATATTGATAACGCCTATGCAACGCGCCGATTTTGTTTATGTGCTTGATCACAACAATAATGCTTATGGGTCTTACAAACAGAAAAACGGCCAATCGCTGGAAGATGTCGCTAATGCGGTTATTGCCATTGGCAAATATGAGCATCTGCCAGTGATAGACCTTTATCATGATCGACGGTTTGATATTAAGAATATGGTCAATTTTAAACGCCTGAAAGACCCGCAATCGGGAGAGTATAAAGATTTTCCTTACCCGCAATCGACCACGATTCCTTATGATCCAAAGACCGATGAATACCCTTACCCTCCGGCAGCGATAAATATGACCTACGATGGTCTGCATCCATCCGATAAAGGAGATTCAGTTATAGCCCGTTTGGTTGTTGATAGTTTTAATAAACTGGGTATCCGGTAGTAATAGCTTAATTTATCGGCTTAAATACCCTGTTCCAGCGGATCTTACTGAAGAAACTTTGCGTAGAATCGGTACTGAAAAAGGTGATCATCGCCTTGCCGACAATATGATCTTCGGGCACATAACCCCAAAAACGACAGTCAAGCGAGTTGTGACGGTTGTCGCCCATCATCCAGTAATAATCCATTTTAAAAGTATAGCTGGTAGCTTTTTGTCCATTAAGCAGGATATCTTTGCCTTGCGTTTCTACCTTGTTATGCTCATATAATTCTATGGCGCGGCGGTATAATGCCATAGTTGAATCGTTTAGCGGAATGGTGTAGCCTCGTTTAGGTAGCACTAATGGCCCGAAATTATCCTGGTTCCATTTGAAATTCGGGTTATGTGGAAATACATCATCCGCATATGTCCCCGCTGGTTGGACTACAGGCGTAACACTTTTAATGTATGACTGGCTCTTCAAAGCTGAAAGATTTTTATAAGGAACTGTCACTGCGGTACCGTCAGTTTCAGACGGTTTTATCCCCAGGTCGGTATAAAACTGCGGATTGATATTGGAGCCATCGGTAACTATTCTGTAATCTGTTTGAGAATCAGGTGCATTCGGAGCGGCTTTGCGATTAATGTACACTTGTCCGTCAACTATGGTCAGCACATCACCTGGTGTTGCCTGGCAGCGTTTAATCAGGGCTGTGCGTTCATCCACCGGTAAATTATATTTTGGGTCAGCTTCTTCGGGCTTGTTAAATACCACGATATCACCTTTTTTTACTTCTGATAATCCCGGCAGACGCCAATAGGGTAGTTTAATCCAATCAAGATAAGTTTTTATACCATAAACCTTCGGCTCGGTAAACGGAATGGAAAGGGGGGTATTAGCTATACGTGGACCGTAACTGATCTTGCTTACAAAAAGATAATCGCCAACCAGTTCTGTTCCTTCCATAGAGCCAGAGGGAATGGCGTATGCCGAGAACAATAACCCGCGAATAATAGTTGCTGCAACAAACGCGAATAACAAAGCATCCATCCACTCGCGCAGCTTACTTTTTTTAGGTTTTTGCGTATCAGTTTTTTTCCGGAACGGCCATTTCCAAGTCATGATAAATATGATTTATCATGTTAGATGGGCAAGGGAGGGAATTGTTACAATTCGGAATTAATTTTCTTCAAAACTATTCATCGCCCGCCAGATAGTGCGCTCATCCCTGTTGAATTTTCCACCGGCTTCAAGTACTGCCTGATTTTTGGTGATGCCGCGTGTATGCATTTGCGCTAATACCCACAGGTAAATTTCGCGATAGGTGAAAACTTTGGCGGTGATAAATCCAGCTTTGTAGAGTTCTGAAAATATGCCGTCGTCGAATAAGGTGTTGGCTAGTTTGATGTTCATTTGTTGTTAGTTGTAATGGTTGTAGAAGTTGTAAAGGTTGTAAGGGTTTATGGTGATATAGCAGGTAGTCTGCTTTCAGCTTTCGCCTTTTAGCTTTCACCTTTCATCTTAAAGATTCACCCGATTAATAGTTTGCGCCAGGATATTTTGCTGATTATTAACATCTTTTACATCGACATAAACAGGAGGGAAGTTATTGATCATCTGGTAAGCCACTGTATTGGCCAGATTTTGCTGATCGTTTACAGGCTGGTTGTAATAACGGTTGGCGTTTCCTCCGTCGGTAAATATGCCGCCTACTGCATATCCTCTTGACAGATTAGGCACCGAAAAATCACGACCGCCATAAGCCACATTGATAGCGCTTACAAGATTGCGTGCCCATGGATCGCGCATGGCCTCGGACACGACCACCGCTTCGCCAGAACGGAGAAAAGCATTGGTATCATCTGCCCGGCTATAACCCGATAGTACAGCACCTTTACCGTCTGATTGGAAATAGCCTCCTTTTGCAAGTGCCGGTGGTTGTTGCTTACTTATAATTGCCAATTGCGCAGCTGTTTGTGCAACAATGGCGCCTATAGCTATTGTTCCGGCTATCGGCCCTAATGTGGCTTCAGCTTTGGTAATGGCTATTGCACCGTTAATTATTGCCTGAGCCCGAGCAGCGTTTTGATCAGCTTTAAAGGCTTTGTTTTTTGCATCGTTTTCCAGCTTGTCGTATTTTTTGTTTGTTGCCGCGATAGCAGCTTTGTTGTCGCCATCAGCTGCTAATTCTGCTTTCCTTGCTTTTTCATCTTTTGCTACTTCATAATCACGCTTAGAATCATTGCTTTTGGTCATGATTGAAAAAACAGTGTCGGCAGTTTTTTGCGTACTGTCAATTATGCTCGACCTGATCTTGTCTTGTGAGGCCTTTGTATCATTTTCAATTTTCTTATTAGCGTCACTGGTAGCTGCCATTGCCGCTTTGCTTCCATCAGTTGCAGCTTTTTTATAAAATCCGATCACATTGCTGAACGCCTTTTTAAATCCGGTGCTAAAGAAATCAAATATTCCATTACCTGTTTTTTGAGTAGTACCGGATATATCGTTGAGCGTAATCTTCGTACCTTTTGCAATTTGCTCGTTCATGATCCTGGCGCCTTGCAATTGCTCTTCTATATTGCTGTTTACCTTAACGTCAATCGTAATCGTTTTCTTAATATCGTCTGTCATTATAAATATATTTTAATTATGTTTTTAGTGCCAATTGGCATATTTAATTGTTAGGCGAACTCATTTTAATCCACCAAAAAAGATTTATTTAGAGATCGGATTGCCTTTTGTCGTCTACCGTTTTGTTAAGAGCAGTATCTGAATAGAAAAGTATTAACATTAATGATTGGCCTACCGGTTCGACCAGTACTCCCATAGCGTTTTTATTTTTTGCCACCCATGTAGTCCTGACTATGATATCATTTGATCTTATTTTCCTGATCTTGGCAGCAAGACTTCTGAATTCTGGATAGTTTTCTGTTTTAAAAGGCTTACCGTAAACTGCTGTGATGTCATGAGCCAGGCCATCGTATTCATCTAGTATGTCGTTGTCGCTATACTCAAATGAGTATATTGCTTGATATACTTTATTTCCTACGAAGTCTACAATAAGGCGAAAAACTGGTCTTTGATTTAAAGAAAAATTTGAAAACGTCAGTTCGTTTTTTGTACAGAGTGAATCTACTTGTTTACCACCCTTAGCAAGCACCATAGCTTTAACAGTCGCCGTATCACTTCCAAATGGAATATCCATAAAACCATCAATTGATTTCTTTTGAGCAAATGCCAGGCATGGTACAAGAAATATAAGAAGGAAGAAGATCTTTTTCATTTTACAATAAGGTTTGCTAAGTATGTTAGCAAATATAAATAACACTAATGGATTTTACAAGCATTAATTACTAGCCCAATTTAACCAACTCTACTTTGCATGGTTGTCCTTTTCGCCAACTGTCTATTTTATTAATGTAATAATAGGCGTTGTCCTGTTGCAGGTAGACTGGTATCAACAGATCCAGTTCCAAAATATCGCGTGGCGTCAGCAGGAAATAGTGGACTACCTTTTTTGTTTGAGTTAGTACTTTTTGGAGTTCGGCATAGTATTTAGTTTTTAGCCCTGGTAAAGTGTTATTGGCAGTTCCGGGCATATCGCAGAAGCAAAGATTGTAATCGCCTTCAGGTTTGTAGAAATAGGGGGTCGATATTTTGTCATTTACCTCAATACTCGTACTGCCATCGGTGAACGTAACGGTTTTTCCAGGCGGAAGGGTAGTCTTTTGATCAACCAGGATGCGCGGTGTTACATCGATTGTGAAATCCATGCTGTCTGAAGTATTATCGATCATTTTTATTTGAGCAATTTGCCCTGTCAAAAACGGGCGATTTAGCGTAGGGGCAAACTGGCTCTCGAAAAGGTCGGCCGTTGCCGGCAGCGTCGTGTCATTGATATTGATTTGTGCGTTGGCAAATCCTTTAGGTAACACATTGTCGTCCTCTTTGTATTTCATGTAGTTTACCTGCGCATAGCTGCCCAATTTGAATGAGATTTGTTTGCCCTGGTTTATGCATTTGCCGGTCCAATCTTTTGCAGCAGGTATATTGTTTACAATGTCACGCAAGGAATTGAAGCTTACTGTCCGCGTGGCATTATCTGTTTGGCAAATAATGCCAAATCGTTGTAAAGTATCTTTCAACAGATCTTTCTGGCTGATATCCGGGAAGATACGCTCGCACTGAACAGTTTGACTAAATTGAACAGTGGTATTCTGACTTTCAATTACCAACTCTGCCCCGGGATAAATAATGGCGCCTGAAACTGGAAGGCCCTTAAACGAGTATGCAATAAATATTCCGCCATTGGCAGGTAAGGTAGTTTCACAGGAAATAATAGTATTATATAAATGCTGATAACCGGTGATACTACCGCCACTGGTACCGTGATCGCGCACCCAACCGTTGGGATTACCGGGACTTTGTTCGCCGCCGTTAAAAGCGAAGCTGACACTTGTAAGCGGCGTATCGCTTACTGCCGGAAAGCCCGGATCGCGATAATAAATGAACGCTTCTAAACTGCTTGGGTTGTCGGCAGGGGTGATCCGTCCATATAATTGAACATGCGGGAAGGTCACGGTAACTTTAACTGTGTTGGTATTATGCGAGGTGAACAGCGTGCCGGAAAATTGTTTGGATGGATCGGACAGAATACTATTCCACGCAAAAACACCATCAGTACCTTTATGTGAATCGGGATGTAACAGAGAGACAGTAGTTTGACTGCTTGCAGTTAACCCCCTAACATCTGGCTGGTTCTGATAATCGGTACCGTGTTCCCATGAGCCGTTGCTGAACTGACAGATCAATAAAGGGTATAGCGGATCGGCTAGTAATGAGCCTTTGCCTTTATAGCCGGCAGATTGTAACAGCAGGTCAATTGCTGACTTGATGAAAAAACCGGGCCGGAGATTATGGACGTCAATCGGCGGTGTAAAATCCTGCCCGTTAATATATCCATAGTCAATAACCGGATATATCCAACCTTCAGTTTTGGTTTGCGAGGTAGCTGCATTCTGCAGGTTCCAGGTGTGATCATAGGGCTTCCAAACCGGGTTTTGTCCGTACTTAGTCCACTGACTGGTACTGTCGCCCATGTCATATAACTTGCCATCAATCGCATCAAAAAAGTCGACATTACCTGATAATACGGTGATGTTGGCATTATCCTGCTCAATGTTAGTGAGTTCGGCTATCCCGTACGGAATTATTTCGAGACCGTCCTGTAGCAACCGCGCCGGGTATTGCGTGTAAGGTGCGTTGGTAGTGAAGGCAATATCGTCCGGGAAGCCCAAAATTTGCCGGTTACGCTGTGTAAGCGGAAGCTTGAATTGGTTGCTGGTGTTGCCCTGCTGGTTTTGTACCTCGGCGAGGTTGTTGATCTGGAAAGTGAGTGCGATGGGACTGTCGTCATTCAGATCGACCAGCTCGTCATTAATATATAATTGGAGTTGATTCATTTAAATTTTAGTCTTTAAATAATTGCTTAATTTTTTAGCTTTACAGCCGATATAAAATCTAAACCTTATGTGTAAATCTTTATCACTATTTGCAATCGCATTATTACTCTGTTTCTATTCTTGTAAGAAAGATAATGGAGGAAAAGAAAACCCTGACAAGACAAATTTTTCTTCGTTAATTATCGGCAAGTGGAGGTCCACCAAGGAGCATATTAAAATATATACTATGGGCGGGACGTTAGCTAAGGATACCACTGATACCTATGGGAGCAACAGTCTTACTCTAGCCTGGTATGAAATATATAATAAGGATGGTAGCGCATTCGTAACAACGCTCCCTTATCAAGTGCAGGGAGTACCCGGTACTAAATCTGATACCACTTCTTTTTTAACCTATTCAATTTCCGGGGATCAAATGAAAATCTACCAGGAGGGAGAATACTCCAATACCGAAACAATTCTGTCATTAACTGCTTCAAGTATGGAAACAGAAGATACTTATACCACCCAGGAGGCAGACTTCCGTTGGAACATGCCGCCAAATACGCCTTACAATTACATTTCGGATATATCTTACGTTAAGCAATAGTTCGTCGCATCGCTGTTTGTTATAGATAACCTTAGTGTTTACCAAATCCTTTCAAATCAGAGAGGATTTTTATTTTATTGCGTTTGTATATTGATGGAAGGCATATTGAATGTGATACTGAAAGGCGCCTGGCCGTTCATGGTTTCATATTCGCTATAAGTGGCGGTGTTGATGACGATGGTTTGCCATTTAACCGGATTTTTGTTCACCAGCATCTGCACTTTTGGCGAGTACTTGATGGATTGCAACCCTTTAATGTCGTTAACGGACAGATCCTCTGCCATCACCTTCATTTTTTGTCCGGCATCTTTGGAGATTACTTCTTCAATGCCGGCCTGGTTTTCCCAATCGGATACGAAGTTTTTGATGATAGTGGCGTTTTGCACATCGAGAGAAACCTCCTGGTTATAAACAAAGCGGTAGTATTCCCAGCTGCCGCTTAATCCAATCCAACGCAAGTAGACAGAGCGCTCGTCGATTGCATCATCAATGCGGATGGTTTGGGTTTGAGTTATTGCGTGGGCCGTGCCGTTTTCATCGTCATACTTTAATGTAAGCGTTATGTAATACGCATCATCCGGAAAAGTGCTGTTGATCAATAACCGGTTTAAACCTAATTGCGCCGGAAGGGGGGTGGTTGAAATAGTTTGTCCTGAAATAATCAATTTACTACTGTCCTGGTTCAAAAGCCACGAACCATCTTCGTTCAACAGGAAATTAGCTTGTGCATCGCCGGGTAGTGGATTGCGGTTGATATCAAGCAAAGTGAGCTCACAATAAATATTGAGCCCAAGCAAATGTTCGCTGTAAATAAAACCGATATCAAAAGGATAACCGTTAGAGTAGGCCGGTTCAGCAAAATCGGTAACCCATTTTGCCAGTGAAGAATTATCAATTACAGATGCAAACGGCACATAGGCAGCCAGGTTGCCGCCATATTTACTGCCCAGTTGTTTGGCGGCATAAACTACATAATAGGGATCATCAATTGGAATATAGGATGAAGTATGGCCTTCGGGTGTACCATCGTCCCAGCTTTCAGCATATTGAATTTGATAGCTCGCGCTCAGGTTATCGTCGCGGAAGTTTGATTGGGTAAAAGTGCTGTTGTCTTTGGCACGCAACAAGCTTTGCAGAAAATTAGAAAAATCGGCGCGGATGATGCCTTTGCTGTTGGGGCGGTTGGTGGCCTGGATAGTTTGTTGCTGACCAGTGAGTTTATCCAGGTAAGTGATCTGCGTGAGCATTTTGTAATAAGGCCGCAGACTATTGACATTGACGTAACCTCCGATAGTTGACGAGGAAATATAAGGAGTATCGATAATCAGAGCATTGTATTGTGCCTGGTAAACCTTATAAATGCCATTATAAGCGCCGGCATTTACGTAGATCATTTCGTTTTGCCTGGTGTCGATCACCATTGCATTGATATTGAGTTGTGCCTTTTGCGTTTGGCTATCTTTTGTAATGCTGGTTACCTCGAAATCCTTACGCTGATAAGTGAATACTACGGGATTAAATGCTGCATTCCATCGTGAGATATTGCCATTGCCGAGGTCGACCGATGGATCACCAACTAATAGATTACGCACCGTGAGCAAAGTGAATTGTTTAATGGCAGTACAATTATTCGCGTCTCGGATGTAAGCGACATAAAAGCCCCCGGCCAGACCAGTGAAAGTAGGGGAGGATTGGTAATTAACAGAATCCACGCTATACTGGATAGGGCCGTAGCTGGATGATGCATTGATGGTAATTTGCCCGTCTGCCGCGCCGGGAGCAGATTCTTTTTTGTCGGTTACGATGGCGTTGATGGCCGCATCGCATACCAGTGGCGGACTGGGTGTACCTTCAGTAAAATCGACTACTGTGAAATTGCGAATATCGATTATGGCGCCATCTGATACACGCTTCCGGTTCAGGACGCCAGTGTAGATCAATAAACTTTGCCCGGGGACTATAAAGTCGTGATTATTGGTATTTCCAGTGTCGTAAAAGGCGACAGTAACAGCCAGGTTATTACCGTTTGCCGGGTTGTTATTTTCATCAGTTATAATGATATAAACTTCGCCATTAGTGTAGGTGATGCCCTGGTCAGTAGCACTTACCTGGTTGGTGATCTGGATTTGGGGGAAGAGGGACATTTTAATGAGTGAATGAGTGGATTAGTGATTGAGTGAATGATTTTTTAACTCAATCCGATGGAATCAATTATTTGCTGTGCTATTTCATCGGACATTGGGTCTATTGCCTGGCCGAGTCTTAGATCAATGTTGGCGTCACATAGCGGCCCGGAGATTATGCTTGGTGTGCCTTTAAATCCGTTTTTGTCGATCGACTTTTTGATGGCCCACGCTGCTTTTTCGGGTATCCCTTTGGCCTGGCACCATTCTTTGATGCGGTCAATCATTGGGAGACTGCCGGGTATTGCATTTTTACCGGTTGGTCCGCGGCCTGATTCCAATATCTGTATGTAGGCGGGTAGTTGCAATTGCAGGTTATCGGTGTCGATGTTGATTTGTTGTGCAGTTTGCCCGGTAGCATATTTTCCGTTTGATTGCAGTGAGTGGATAATGTCGGTTTTGAGGGATTCGAGAAAGGTTGTTAGGTGATTGTTGGGCATAGTGAAAAGTCAATAGTCTTAAGTCTAAAGTCGTAAGTCGTTTAATGCTGTGACTCACGACAATCGTCTATGATCTTAATATGATTCGAAATACATTGTCGCTAAAGTTATCGTCAAACTAACGCCAGTCGAATTGCTGTCAAATTTGTTGTAAACCGGCAGGCATTTGGCTTTATCGCCGGCTTTGATACGGAAGTAGCGGCTATCGCCTTCGCGGTATTTGGATGCTTTGACGATGAATTCATTAGCCATGCGGAGTGCCTGGTTTACATAGTCTTCATTGCCTGATGTGTATTGGTCGAATTCGGTTTTGTACAGGAATTCCAGGTAGACTGAGAATGTGTTGTCCACCGATCCATTTACCTGGGGCGAGACGTCAATAGGTTGCAGCGGGTACATAAACACGACGGGGAATGATGCGTCGTCGGCTAACTGATTGATTTCGTTTACAGTTCCGTAAATAAAGTTGGGTTGCTCGGTAAGTAATTGCGTGACTGCTTCTATTTGATTTCTTATTGGCATGGGGTTGGTTTATTGGTTATAAGTGATTGGTTCATTGGGGTTTTTTGAATGAAGGTTTTAAAAATTTGTCATTGCGATGAACGGCCTGAGTGGTGAAGAAGCAATCGCAAACTTTACAGGGCGAAGATGCATGGCTGCTCTGTATAGCATGCGATTGCTTCGTTGCGCGGCCCACACGATCCGCCTTGCGCCTCGCAATGACAGGTTTTTTTATTCTTATTCAAGCAAAAAGCTTATCTTCGGGTAAACCTTATTGCAAAATGAGATTACAATGCCCAAAATGCAAAAGTGACGCAGTTACTATCCATAGCAGGAGAAAATACTTCATAAAATCGGCTATATGTTCTATCCCCATTTTACTTTGTTACCTTGAATTTAAAAGCTTGGCAGGAGACAACGATATAGATCCCATTATAATAATCGGAGTACTGGGCAGTGTTATTTTGTGTTTACTAGCCTTAGTTTTAGGAGTGTATTATTTTATTAGTGCCTTAATGACTAAAGAAACCATTTATAAATGTGAGTATTGCAAAAACAAGATAGATAGCGATTCATTGATCTGGCTTACTGAACATGACCAGGAAACGCTATTGAAAAACATAAGGAAAAGGAAACATCCCGTTAAATAACCCTGTTTAACTTTTTGAACAGCTTTGTAGGCTATGCCAACCTCTGCCCATTCAACAACTCCTGGTACCTTCTCTGATATTCTGCTTCAGTTTTATTCAGCAAAAGTTTGGTCAGCATGCGGTCGTAGGGGAGGGCGAGGATATCGGCCCATTTGGTAACATCACCGCAGGCAAGGGAATTGACAGTATTTATGTATTTAAATTTTTCAAACGCCTTAATACCTGCTTTCTTCTCCAGTACAGATGCAGGCGCTGAAAGAACCCGATCTTCTGTTTCAATAAGTCGGGATAACAGGTAAAAAAATGTTTGGCTATGGGTAGTGCCTCCGTCACCCTTAATTTTTTAACCTCTTCACTAAATTCTTCAGCCTCGTATTCATCATATTTTTTGCCTGTTGCCCGGCAGAAGAAGTATTGAGCCAGCACATTACAGCAAGTTTTGAGCGATGGCTGAAAATACTCTTTCCAGTTTTCTTCACCATATAGTCCGATGTGGGCGTTTATCTCATCAGCAATAATATCACGGGCTGCTAAAAAAGCTCCGGCAGGCTCAACCGATAAATTATGGATCACCTTAACCACCACTTTACGTTTACCCAGCGTGAACGTTACGTTATGCGGAACAATGTCGTTGTTGTATAGGTATTTGATCTGGTGGGCGAGGGATTGCACGTATTCGCCGAAAATGCTGAAGTCATCAAAGTTAATTACGTTGTTCAGATCCTGTTTCGGAATGCCGGAGAGAATGCTGATGGCGTCCAGGTCGTTCAGATAATGCTTCTCCTGCATCCCGATCATTTGACCGAGCGTGATCTCGTTGAGGATAGTAGGTATGCTCACCCTTAAGCTACCATCGATTGTTTTGAGCGTTTTTTCGATCATAGGTTAATCAAATTTGAGAGCGGCACCTGCGAGTTTGTTTCCTTATAAGGAAGTCTGCTTTTTGGCATAGCTAATTTACTGATTTTTAATTTATTTAATGCAACATATCGTAGCGGATCGATCAGGTGATTGTTACTATCGACAGGCTTATTTATAGTTTTACCTGAACGTTCTGTCACCCATTTGTACCGGCTTAACTCTTCCCGAAGATTAATGCTGTTCCGGGTAATGTTGAGTTTGTATCGTTTTAAAATATCTATAGAGTTGTTTATGCTATCAGCTCCTTTTTTCACTCCGTTAATGTACCATCCTAAACGCCGCAACTCTTCGATGGATTTTGGCTCAGCGCTATCGGCAATGATCTCTGTGCTTTTGCGGATACCAAGGCTGGCTAGCTTTTTAGATATATCCGGATTGGTCAAGCCTGTTTCATAGATCAATTCGTTTATCCATAGCTCGCCGTTGTATCGGTATACTTCAACGCAGCCGGTTTGGTCGTTGGTAAAACCGAAGTCGAGCCCAAGGGCGATCAGCCTGGCGTCTTTTGGAATAGTATCACATAGTTCCCAATTACTTAGGACGAGTCCGCTGACCTTTCCTGTGAGGCCCCGGGCGTACACTTTCCATCTTTCCTTATCTATCCGCTGCAGTGACTCGATCCTATCATGTGTGCCACCATCAAGAAATGGGTTATGACGATGATCAGATATGATGAGTTGAACATCATCGCGCCCTAGCAAATTATCGTGAACCCAGAACGCTGTGTTAGGATTATAGTCAATATAAACACGTTTTCGCGTGCGTAAAGCCAACTCGCTGTAGATATCCCAATTAATGCCGTTTGCCTCGTTCAAAAATAGATAGTCTCTTTTCCCGGATTTTGCGTCTTGTGCGTCGGTATAACTTTTGAATTCGACTACGCTACCATTCCTGAATTTGAAAATACGCTCCGATTTGTTATACTTTTTTACACTGTCCTTTATCAATTTAGTATCACCATATATTCTAAGTGCGTCACGCAAAGCCCCTGCTTTTAGGTTAGGAATATCCTGGCCAACAACGGTTATTACCTGATTGTCTTTTTCGGCAGCAAGGCAAAATAGTACCTGCTCTATGGCAACAGTTTTACCCGAGCTGGTACCACCCTGGTTAACAACTACGGTGGCGGTCGAGGT